ATTCTCCTATAAATTATGTTCCAGATTATAAGTTGTCGTATAATATGAAGGCTTATAATCTTCCAAAGGTATGTGAGTTGATCGACGCAACTGTGTCTATGTATTCTGGGAAGAGGGGTATAATACAGACTGGGAGTTATGCTTTCGCAAAGTCTCTTCTTGAAAATGTTTCCGCAAGTACAAGGAAACGTTTGATATTATATGACGACACCAAAGAGAAAGGTGAAGCTATTCAATATTTTAAATACTGTAATGATAAGATTCTTGTCGGACCTAGTTTGATCGAGGGTCTTTCTTTTGATGATGATCTTTGCAGGTTCCAGATTATAATGAAAGTTCCTTATCCAAGTCTTGGAGATAAGTTTGTTGCAGCAAAACAAAAGCTAAGACCCATATGGTATAGCAATACTACTGCAATATCTATATTGCAAGGAGTTGGACGAGGTGTAAGGAATGATCATGATTGGTGTGTAACATTCATATTCGATGGATGCTATACCATATTGATGCACACTGCACCAAATATGTTTAATCAAGATTTTATGAAACGATTACAAATAATTCCAGCTTTATCTATAGTAAAAAATTGAAAATCAAAATATTATAAAAATGAATACTGAGAAAGAATTATCTAATTCAAATGATATGCCAGAACCGCAGGTTGTTCAATATTACCAAACATATAGAATAACCGATATGTTTGTCAGGGATTTGAAGACAATTCTTGGAGATATGGCGTATGCAGATACAAAACAATTCATTGACAGGATCGAAGAGTGTGGAAGGATCATGCCAGTTGCTAAGCTTGATGAGTTTATAAAAGATTTGTCTGGTTTGCCATATAAGATTGTTTCGAAGTTAATGTCTGTTATTGAGAAAAAGGATAACTTTTTGAAATATTTCGAACCGATTCCGATTTCTAAACAAGAAGAAAATGTTGTCGATAAAACGAAGAAAACCGATGAAATAAATAATGCCTGATAAAATTGATATCTTTGATGTTCCTTTTCAAACGGAATGTTGTGATTCTATAGAGAAAAGGCAAAACAAGAAGGATGCTAAGGATATTCAAAAGCTTGCGGAAAGGTTCATGATCGATCACACCGAAAAGAGTTTCAATGCTCTTGTGAAACGATGTGATTGGGGCTTAAAATCGTTTATAGGAAGCATGACTGGTAATGGATATGACACTGATAGTGTGATTAGCGTCACGTTGGAAAGGGTATGGTTCAATATAAATACATATAATCCAGATACCGCTAAATTTTCTACATGGCTATATACAATCGCGTACAATACAACAATCCAGTATTTAAAGAACAAGGGTGTCAACAATAAGTTGAATATTGTTCCAGTGGATTTATCTGATATGTATCGCGATGTTCCTGACGAAGAAGAAAGCACAAACATTTCTAATTCTGATCCTTATGAGTTTATGTCAGATAATATGTATTTTGATGGAAAATGTATTGTTTCGATAACAAAAAGTGAGATAAAATCTGAAATATATGATGCATCTGTGGAATGTATCGAGTATCTCCCCGATCATCTCAGGATAGTAATGAAGGAAAGGTATGTAAACAAAAAGAACGCCAGACAAATCGCAGAGGATAACAATATGACTCTTTTTTCCGTCCAAAATTGGCTCCTTAAAGGAAAGAGGTGCTTGTCTGATGAGGTGAAACTCAGATATCCTGATTTATATGATATATACTGTGAAATATTTAATGACTGATTATTAAATGACTGATTTTAGTGATAAAAAAATAGTGCAATCATTCTTTGACATAAAGAATTTCTTCAGGTTCAGAAAAGACATTAAGAGGGAGCTTGCTGAACCGAAATCTGGTATGAACAATCTAGGGATAAAAAAGAACTGGCTTGGAAACATACTATATATGCAAATCAACTGTACTGATGCGGATTTAATGAACGCTGGATATGATTTTGACCGAATGGTGATGATTAAGCTGAAACCAGCCGTACAATATCTCGGACAGGATCTAGGGTGGAGTGAGTATCTTGTTCCGCAAGTGAATAATTTTGTCGATGAGGAAGGGAACCCAACATTATCATATGGGATTTTATTCATATATACTGGATACAGAATGACGCTTACAAAAGCATTGTTATGGATGTTGGGGATGTTGGGGACTATAGGAATAGGAGTTTGGGCACTGTGTCATTATTTGTAAAAAAATATAGAAATGTATATATAAAGTATGACAAGTTTCCTTATCATAAGTTGACAGGATACGGAACTCTTGTATACACTGGAAAAATAGTTACTGATGTGAAGGGAATTCCAGAAGGCTATGATCCAAAGATAGATTATTATTTTTCATGTGAATGTGATTATCCTAAATGGAGAAAAATAGAAAAGAAACCATAGATAGAAATGGCAAAGAAAACCGCAAAAGAAAAAAATGAACTTGATGATGTGCAAATTGCTGCACAGAAAGAGGCTGAACGCCGTAAAGTTATTTCCGAGTTTAACGTGAACAACATGGGCAAGTTCTGGATCGATCCAGATAAGACCCCTACAGAAGACGACATCAATCAGGCAAAGGCTGATTTTGAAGCTGCAGCAAATGCTTTGAAAGAAAGAAAGGATTATGTGATTGCAGATAAGGACAATGCATTGAGAGTCGCAAAATTCATGAAAGAATTCAACGACAATTCTTTCTGGACACAGAGAATGTTCGTGGGTGTACTGAATTTCTCAGATTTATTGAACGAGTTTATTAAGAATTTTGATGAAAATAATCCAAAAGAACTTTCGCTTGAGTATTCTCCAGTTCAATATGCTTTTATTCTTTTTGAGAATTATGCTGGATTCGGGTATGAATCCGCAAAACATATGGCAGAAATCTGGGATGAATATCTTCCTGTATATGAAAGGTTGCATGAACTTGTCGATGAATATAAAGCGGAAACGCAGAAAATTGAAGATTTGAAAGATAGATGGGCTATGATGTCTCAAGGATATTATGCTTATATCATGAATGGGGCAGAAAAAGATCCTATTGATATTCCATCATTAGACGCATCAATTGGTTAAACTATAAAAGCAAAAAACCGAGGTCAAAGTTGATCTCGGTTTTTGTTTTTCATATCAATGAACGGTATCCTCTTATTATTAATTGACTAGCGTTTATTGAATCTGCTGTTGTTGATCTTGCAACTATGTATCTTTCGTTTGGAACTATTATGTGTAGTCTAAGCATATAATTGTTTTCAGATGTATAGAAAGGACCATATATTATTCCAGAAAAATGAACGTTATTTGACCAATATTGTGTGTCTTTTGATGCAACATAACTCATTACTGTTTGTGTTGAAAAGGGATTTCCAGTTAAATAAGCAATTCTCCAAGATAGACGATCATCTCCTTCTGCGTGTTCATAAAAACCAATCTCTGCATATATTTGAGCGAGATATCCAATATTTGACCAATTCTCTAATGTTAGGGAAACGCTTATCTCAAGTTTGTCAGAGTATATGAAATCGCCAAGGGAAACATCATAGCAATAGTCTTTTGATAATGGCCGCGTAGTTTTTTGCCATCCATTCATTGCACTTGAATCATCTCCTATATACCATGAACTTGAATCTACTGTTTGTAATTGAGATAATATTTGTTCAATTTGTGATATACTTGAGTCTATTTGCGTTTTTTCTGCTCTACTGACACCAATCAAATATCCTCCTAGATACAAATCACCATCGTCTCCCATCCCATGTGGGTCAAATTGCCCATTTGAGTTTACAAAATATAAAGTATTTTGATCTGGTTCGCTACCTTCCAGATCTTCATAGTTTACTCTTAATCCTACTTTAAAATGTACTTGATTAGGCATTATTATGGTTCTATAGTTTCCCAATTAACTGTCGCAGATTGACTAGCTTGGTTGACATATTCTATAATTCCTTGTGCTGTGACTAATGCGTTTGACTCTGCGTATCCGTTTATAATACTATTTGATATTTCTCTTGTTTGTATTGGATTTTCTCCGTTTCCGATTAATGCAGAACCATCATTAAATGCGGATTGTCCCGTACCTCCGTGTGTGACTGGAATAATACCAGTAATATCTGCTGAGGATATTTGTTTCCATGTTGGATTGAAAGAAGAATCTACCCCTAAAAACATGTCTGTTTGATTTGCATGTGGTGTGACTTTTCTTACCATTCTACCGCCATTTCCGACAACGATGCAACTCGAATCTAGAGTATAATTTATATCTGGCACGGAAACTGCATAATCATTAGATTGTACAATTGTCCAATCTTCGTTGATTGGTTGTTGAGGTGCTGAAGATGGCCCGTCGTTTATGGATATTATAAGATCGCCAACCTCACATTCTTTTCCAGCATATGTTCCAGCCGTTCCAACTTTATAGCACCATCCTATTTTATAACCAAAATTTGGCAGATTTTGCGTCATTCCGCTTCCTGTTCCAAGAACGCCTTTGAATTTCATGGCATCCGCAGCAGCAATAAAAGTCGCTAATATGTTTTGTATGGATTGTATAGTATAAACATCAAATGTTGTTTCATTTGGCCATCCAGAATTGTCAGATATTCTTAGAATAATGTTTCCAGATGAGTCGGTGTATGTACTTGCATCAATATTATGAGTAACAAGAGAATCACCTCTGAAAATAAGACCTCGATCCGTTATGAAATATAAAGTGCCATCATCGTGCTGTATATTTTTGTAATCGGAATATGATCCATATTTAAATCTTACTGGTGTCGGCATATTTTTATTTGTTGATTTTTGATTAACTTTGTATGTTATCCCAATTATATTCTGAAGATGGCCCAGTTATTGGGCACCAATCTGTATTATAGATTTCTGCGCCTTGAGCCATGTATGGACAGTCTGATTGCAATCCTTCGTTTATACTATATATGTAATTTACAAATGATCTGAGTCTGTCTATATAACTTGTGCGATCCATTTTTTGTAATTGTTCGTCCGTCAATGAAGGGTATGTCGTACTGTTATATACGAATTGTGACACGAATGAATATATACTAGAATCTTCTCCTCTTGATATAGTAAGGGTCTTCATTCTTGCATATCCATTGTTACTGTATATTTTTTCCATTTTATGCTTATTTTATATGTTTTCCCAGTAAGTGTCAGAACTAACTTCCTCAACAGCGCATACATAATCGCTCCATTCAAACTGATAATGAATTTCGTTCTTTGCGCAAACGTAGTCACTCCATTCAAAATTATACGGGATATTCTCTGTTTGGTTTATTGCAGTATCTATGTTTTCTTCGCCAGTATATGTTACGGCGTTATACATTTTCTTTGTGTATTTATTTCCGTTTCTATCGAAATAATCATATTCTATATCGTATATACCAGGATCAAACAGCTTCAAGTTCATCACAAGATTCCTACATCTCATCACGAGTTTTCTGTTAGTTCCGTCGATTCTTTTGTATATTCTCCATTCTATCGCATATTTTCCGTTCCCTATGAATCCAGACATTGAAAATTGAGGAGAACTGTCATTTATTTTTACGAGTAAACTGACAAAAGGTTTATTAATACAAACTGGAACATTGTATATATATTGTGTTTTTATGTCTGCTGTGCTTTCGTATACGGATGAATCCCATTCCCATATTTGCATAGCATACATAGTGTCGAAATCTCTTAAAGATACAGAATATTGAGAATCTATGAAAAATTTAGCTTTTTTTGCATATGAATTTTCTATCATGCTAAAATAACCATTCATATTGTTGCTTAGATCGCTAGATATGTCTGTCTTATATTCCATAAAATCCAAACTATTTGGAGAAAACCATGTGGAACCGTCGAAAGATCTTTGTTCTACTCGGATCTGATTTGGATTTGGATTAACACTTGCTGATAGGAGAAGTCTTCCAGATGTTGATGATCTAATGATAGTGTCTATTATTTTATAAGATCCATGTCCAAAATAAGGTTGATTTAAATTTTGATGATATGAATTTCTAAAATGGAGCATACCCATAGATTCATTTTTTAATGTTTTGCTGAATGGATAGAACATTAAACTGAAACCAACTGTGTTTGTTTCTGACGAAAGACCTCCGAAATAAACGGGAAGAGTCCACGTTGGAATGACATAAAAAGATATGTTTTGTTTTCCTAAAAAGTTGTCGATGATGTCATATGCATCTACTTGGGACAATGGCATAAATCTGTATTCGTCGTATTCAGATCCTTCTATTGGTATCATAACACCTGGTGTTGAATATATAGGGTATTCGCATAATGTATTATAGACAAACAATGTAACATCCACCATCGTTCCATCGATATAATATGTGTCTTGTGTTAATTCATTGAGTGTTTCGATCACAGTGCCTTGTGTGATATTCATATAAGAAAGTATATTCATCATTTCTGTGCTTGTGTCACAGAAAAGGTGAGATGTGTGTGGAGTTCTTCTTATCATCGTGAACCCAATGTTTCTTTCCATTTCAATATTGTTAGTATAGCATGGAATGTCAAATCTGTCGCTCAATGATGATATTGTTGCTATGGAAAAATCTCTTTTACTCAAAGTATGAAGTGTTCCCCAATCTTGTTCCCCGTTTGTTTTTTCTTGTATACCTTCATAGTTAACGGTAAGATCGTTTATTGATTTAATTTGAAGTTTAGGCTTGTAGCCAAATATACAATCTTCCTGTTTTTTCATACTAGAAAATAACAAGTTGATGTAATCATATGGAGCGATGGAGTCGTATATTTCGTATGCATTATTTGAACTCTGATCTGCTGTCAATATAATAAGATCAGCAGATGGTGTTTTTACTTTACATATACCTTCTGCCTTTTTTGAAAAAACGAAGTTATCTTTGTTGTATATTATATTACTGACCTCATAATCTCCAGCATGAAATACTTTAATTTGTTTGGTGTTATTAAATGTGATTGCCTGTTGAGGGTTTGCGTCATAGTTGTTAATGAATCCTATATACTCGCACCCAAATATAAAATTATCAATAATAGTTTTGCTGGATTTTCCACTTATATACTTATATGTTGATGAATGAATTGTGTCTTTATATGTTGTGACATATATTTTTCTTTTTTGTGTTTCTGGATTGTATTCAAAATTAATAATAGATATAAAATCTTTTCTTACGTCTGGAAATATTAGTCTTCCATTTGTTATTTCAAGAAAATATTCGTATTGTTTTGGCTCTGTGATCCTTTGTCTTATTCTAGGAACATGTGTTCTTTTGTTTCCGCTTAACATAATATTTTTTTCCTCGTACCCTATAATTTTGAAACAAGGTATTCCGTGCGCATTATCTACACAAAATCTTAAACCGTAGTTAGTGTACCAATCTTGTCTTTGGTATTCTACTGATGTTCCGTTTTCTACAGAAATGCTATATGGTTTGCTTAACGGTCTAACCATATCTTGTGCGGTTAGATCTGTTCCTAGTCTTTTTGACGGTGGTGTGATCGTTATGTTATTATCTGATAATACAGATATTGGTGGCAGGAATGTTGGAATTTCATCGAGCCAGTATGATTTTGTTGAAGATTCTGCATCTTTTAATACATCAATTCTATAATATAATAAATTATTAGAACTGTCTGGATATATGTTTGCGTAGTATTGGAGTTCTCCAGTATTGTCCCTATCGTTTTTGTATCTTTTGATTATTCCGTTTTCTATTTCAATGAATGGTAATCTCTTAAACGGGGAGTTTAATGCCTTTTCGAAGTCATGCGTTTCGTCGAAGAAAATTTCATTATTATCTATAAGAATTGAAGAAAAGTTTTGATATATGTCAGCGTTGGATGAGTCCGCGTTGTACATATAAGAGTCATGTGTTCCTTTTGTTCTTATTATAATTGACTCTATATTTTCGTTCATCTCAAATGTTTTTCCGTAATATCGGTATGTGTTGTTATCTTCAACGTATTCGTCGAACTGGCAAAAAACTCCACTTTCATTAAAATATCCTTCACAAAAATCAGAAAATTTTATATCTGCGCAGTCTTCTATCGTTGTCGTTTCTCCGTTCGAATGAAGCTCTACATTAATGTTTGCCGATCCGTCGTGCATGATTTCAACGGAGTTTTTAATGATGGGACTTATTGTTTTTTCCCTTGTAACGTCTATTACGTTCTGATAGGATCCAAATTTCTGTAGATTGTATCTTTCAAAAACAAGCCCTTCCCCCCCTATGTCTATAATATGGCAGTTCACCCCTATCACGTATTTCTCAAGCCATTCTTTCAATCCAAACAGCTTCATGAGTTTGTCCGTGTTGAAGTTCCTGTAGTTTGTTATCGCATGCGGGAATCCATACAGGTCCTCGAATTCGTCTAGCTCTATGCTCATCCTGTATAACATACTAAGCCAGTTCATCTTTCTAAGGTGAATTCTTTCCGATAATACAGCGTTTTGTATTATGTTGGTGTGAAGTTTGGAACCGTATGTTATCTCATATGTTGTGTATCCGCTGTCTTCCATGGCGGAGTTTCCGATCTCCTTGTACCATTCTTTAAAGAATATTTCGTCTTCGTATCCAAGAACCTTTACGGCGTTAATCAAGGCTTTGTAGCTTCCTATATATGGGAATATTTTGTCATACGCGAGGAACATCTTTTTGGAATGCTTGTTGATGCTGTTGAAGTCGGGGAGATCTTCGTTCATGTTCGTTTCGTTGAAGATCTTGTCGTATTCATTCGGGTCTGGAATTCCGAAATTTGTGAAGAATGCCCTGTATCTTTCGTCCTCCCCTTCTGTTTCTGCTGTCATAAGAATTTCCCCAACTGGGTATACGTCTCCTGGATAATCTTCGCTTTCTGTGGATTTGTCAAGGATGCACACGTAAAGATTCTGCTCATACACACCGTCATTCTCTCCGCTGAATCCGATATTCACGGAATATCCGTTGTCGTTGCTCCCGTCTTCGTATTCTTTTCTGAAATCAAGTATCGATCTGTCGGACCATTCCATCTCATCGTATTTGACGTGGAACATCCTGAAATCTTTCTGGTTTCTGCAATCTATGAAGAAGAACAGTTGGAACCTATTGATATATGCCGAAGCGTCTTGGTTGGTTTCCGCATATTCTTGGACAGTCGTCAGTTTTGGTACACCGTTTTCGTCTATGTCGTTTTCATTCTCAACCAGAACATAGATTGTCTGTGTCTCTACTAAACCAGTTGAGATTCTGTCGAAAGATATCCTTGAATTAAACGTGTATGTTGGAAAGAAATTCGCAGAGTTGCTTATGTCAAGATTACTTTGCCCTATCATAAAGGATTTCAAAGACAATGAACCTTCATTATAGTGAATTAACGGTATGTTTTCTTCTCCGTTGCTGCTGCTATATGATTTTAGTGTATATAAAGTGTGTGTAGAAGAATTTGATATCAAACCTTCCGATTCGTTTGTGCTTCCGTCCTTTGTTATGGAGATTTTGACGTTTAGCGGGGATGAATTGTCCGCAAGATTGAATCTATCTCCAGCTTTTAATTGCACAATAGATGAATTTTGTGCAATGTTCTGCAGGGATGGATCTCCGTTTACGAATGCGTATTCCGCTCCGAACTCAGGTATGTTATCGTTTTGGATCGACAGTTTAACTTGTGGTACATGCTTTATTACAAGTTCATGTCCATTTTTGTCGAAATATCTGAAACGACTGTAATTGAATGTGCCCATCAGTTGATTCTTGTGTCGTTTTTGTCGAGAGAGAATATGAATTGAAGTTTAATCTGTTTAACCGCGTTGATCGCATATTCAATCATAGGCTCTATTCTAGAAAGTATAGCTTTGTTCCTTTTATTTTGGAATATGACATGGCTCAATGTCTTTTCATATATGTGTCCATGATAGTCGAAACCTAGATCCGTATAATGGTCTTGGTGTCTTGTGCAATACCATCTTCCGCTGTGTTTATTTGGATTGAACATTGAGCTTGTAAAAACTTTAGGTTATTTATCCTATTTTTAATGGGTTTCGTGTTTTTTCTATATAATTAAGAAAAGAAATGTTTCTAACATGAGTTTTGTTGGAGTTTTGATATTATATCTGATAGTCACGATTGTTTTGCTTGTAACTTTTATCGTTGTTATAAAGAGATCCGAAACAGAGAAGAAATTGTTAGGATATGTTGTTGGAGCAATCGCATCTATTCTCTGGCTATTTTGTTTGATCGTTGTTTCTGGGTTTATTTGGTTTAAGAAACCAAGAGAAAATGAAAATAAATCGTAATTTTCTAAACAATTTCTTTTTTGTTTGTTCAAAAATCCGTAAATTTGCATCGTTTATAAAAATAAAATCATGGGAAGCTTATTAAAAGATGTTGCGCTTTGCGCTTTAGGATACGGAATCTCTGAAATCTCAAAATCTCATCCTGTAAAGGATTTCATGGATAATAACGTATACAAGAAAAAGACATTGGATGATGTGATCGATGAATATGCAAGATCGCGTGGAATATATACGGATAACAATGATTTTGCTCACCGTTTACACGAAATAGCTTCCAGATATGAGCAATATAACTACAATGAAGTTTACGGAGATAGCTAAAACAAACCATTTTATAAATGGCTTATACAAAGAAAATCACAGCAAAACAGTTTGCGAAAGATGTCATTAATTCTGAACTGAAGAAGTTCGGGATTGATTATGACTATTTGATGACATTACCTGAATGGCCAGACGATAAATCCAAGATCGATCCAAATATCGAATACAGAAACGATTGGTTTCAGAGATATTGCTTCGATGATTTCGATGAGTTTCTTTCGTGGAAGGTTTATTTTTTCGAGCATTGGAAAGATTATGCACCAAAGACTAATTGGAAAAGAAGCACGGTAGAAAGGGAGTTCGAATGGTTTAACCTAATGTATGGGTTGAAGACAAACTATGATTTCGAACTTCATGAGAATAGGAAAAAAGAATTGGATGTCTATGCTCAGGTTTATGGAAAAAAGAAAAAAGAAAGTGAAGAATAAATGGCTAATGTAGTTACAAGCGTTCCTAATAAGATTATCGACAGTAACGGAAATGTGTATGAAAGCATCAGAAAATTGTCAAAAGCTATAGGTGTCAACAGAGACAAGATCAGGAAGTCGATCAATTCTAAAGGATATTTTGTCCATGAAGACATAGTTTATGAACTTTTCTCTAGAGCTAATGCTGGGAATATCAATGAAGAAAAAGATAAGGAAGTAAAAGTTATTACTGTTGAAAAGCCTAGAGAAGATGAAGCGGAATATCAGGAATTTCTGAAAACAAAGGAAGTCAAGTCTCAACCGTTCCAGATCTATGACTTTGGGCCTATTTCGACAAAGAAGGGTCATAGGTATGCTGTTGCACTTTTCAGCGATGCCCATATAGAAGAGGTTGTCAAACCAGAATCTGTGAATTTCCTTAACGAATATAATATAGAGATAGCGGAGCAAAGGATAGAGACATATTTCAGGAACTTAGCTGCTTGCTTGGTGCAAGATGATGTGAATGAATTGATCTTTGCTTCTTTAGGTGATACAATCAGTGGTTACATACATTCTGAGCTTGAGCAAACTAACCAGTTGTCCCCTCTTGAAGCTACGTTGAAGGCACAGTCTCTCATATATTCTGGCTTGAAATACCTTTGTGAAAATCCATCGTTGAAGAAATTGAAGAAGATCCGTTTCGTCGGGATCGTCGGAAACCACTCAAGAACAACGAAGAAGATTCAACACAGTAACGGGTATAAGATGTCATACGAATGGATGATGTACCAGAATATAAAGAAACAGTGTGAGATTACAAACCTTCCAGTGGAATTCTATATCCCAGAGTCCGAGTTGGCGATCGTCCACACTTGTGACAATAAGACGTTTATCTTCGCACACGGGTTCCAGATCAAGTCTGGAGGTACTGGGACTGTCTGTGGAATTTATCCAGCACTGAATCGTCTTGTATTGAAATATTCCAAGGTGTTTCATCAGGATATGTTGTTTATCGGTCATTTCCATTCAAGCGTGAATACGCCAAATGCTGTTGTCAATGGATCTATTATTTCATATAACAGTTTTGCCCTTACTAATGGGTTTGAGTATGAGAGGCCACAGCAGCAGTACATTTGTTATGATACTGCTATGGGAGGTCCATTGTTGTCTCGTCAAATTTATTGTTCTTAAAAAATAATTCTAATTTTAAAATATGATGGCACAAGTCAATATGTAACTAATTGGTTTATAAAAAATATGTAAAAAATGAAAGTTGATTTAGATAAAAAAGACATTATTGCATTATTAAGGGGTAGTGATGTACCTTATTCAGTAATGGATAAAATACCAGAAAAATTAGGTCACTATGTTGGTGGTTTTGTTGATGAATGGCGTTGGTACCACATATCTGAAGAAACACCATATAGCGAAGAATATTTATATGATTTATATTTGATGTGTAAAAATTCATTGAAGTAAATTTTTGTGCCAACAAGTATATAATTACCCAAATTTTACAAGGAGAAACAATTTTTTGTTGATATGAAAATCATAGCGTTATCTGATATGCACGGGGATCTTCCCGTTATTAAGCAAAGTTGCGATGTCGTGTGTATATGCGGGGACATCGTTCCTCTCCGTATGCAAAGAAATATTCCGCAAAGCGTGAAGTGGATGAAAGAAACTTTCAGGAAATGGTGTGATGGATTGGATTGTAAGAAAATCGTCATTATCGCTGGAAACCATGATTTCGTTTTTGAATATGTCTTTAATGACTGGACAAATTCACAGAATATAGATCCTAACATCCCACGATGGAGAACTGTCGGCGGAGACGATGAAAAATATAAGGACATTACATTATCGGATTATGTTGCTGAAGTTTTTGGATTCTCCGAAAAAATGGTTTATCTCCATGACAATTCAGTAGAGATCGAAGGAAAGGTTTTTTATGGAACACCATATATTCCTGAACTTTATGGTTGGGCATTCTATAGGAACGATGAAGAACTTGAAGCGTTGTTCCGTCTGATTCCAGATAGGGTTGACGTATTGCTTACACATAGTCCTGGCAAGTTTGTCAATGATACTGGAGTGTCATTGGAGAAATATGACAAACCAGAATATGGATCTTCCGTCCTGACGAAATGTGTTCGTGACAAGATCATCGGATTATGGCTTTGTGGCCATGTCCATAGTGGAAACCATAATGTCGAGAAATATGGTACGACTCTTACAGCTAACGTAAGCATCAAGAACGAACGATACGATGTGACATATGATCCATTGGTTATCGAAATCTGAAAAATAATTTTATGCTGCCACGGAAGGCCGATTTCTTCTGGATCGGCCTTTCTTTTTTTGGAAATATTCCGTATATTTGCACTATCGAAAAATCGAAATCATTCTTAAATGGCTAAACCGTTTATAAAATGGGCTGGAGGTAAGACGCAGTTGATCAATGAGATCGACGAACGAATCTGGAAACTCAGGGAAAGTTCAAGGGAGTTTGTCTATGTCGAACCGTTTGTTGGTGGTGGATCTGTTCTGTTCCATCTTCTGGACACATGTTCAAATATGAGATATGCCGTAATAAATGACGCTAACGAACAGTTGATCAACACATACAGGGTCATCAAGGATACGGAGAGATACAAGGAGTTCAAGGACCAACTCTATAACATGCAGGAGTCGTATAATGCGGATTCTATGAAAAAAGAGAGGTTCAATATCATAAGGCTACATTACAACCATTGGATAAAAGGCGACATAAAAATGTCGGACGCTTGGGGTGCGGCAACTTTTGTTTTCATAAACAAATGTTGTTTCAACGGGATATATCGCGTGAACAGGAACGGAGAGTTCAACGTTCCGTGGGGCCAAAAAGATTATGTGTATGCGTTCAACGAGGATGAACTTGACAAGGTCCATATCGCATTAAACGAGAAAGTAGCAATATTGTGTGGTGACTATTCCAAGACAGATGTCGTAACACAAATAGCATCAGCCGAGGGTTGCGACGCTATATATTATCTGGATCCACCGTACAAGCCGATCAGCGATACGGCGAATTTCACATCTTACACAAAAGATGATTTTAACGATAAGGATCAGGAAAAACTGAAGGGGTTTTGTGATAGGATCAACAAGGATGGTGGAAAGTTCCTTTTGAGCAATTCTAAATGCGGAGATTACTTCGATGCTCTATATAACGGATATATTATCGAAACAGTTTCCGCAAAGAGATTGATTAATCGTGATTCATCGAAAAGGGGAAATGTTGATGAAATTTTGATACATAATTAATAATCAAATTGTTATGAAGAATTTTTATATTAATGATCAATGTGAAGAACTTGTAAAGAAACAAATAAAACTTTATTTGGATCAAACCTCAGAGGGATATGTTGATGTAAACGGGTCTGAAGCTTTTCTCGATGGGGCTTATCGCGGAGGAACTGATTGTTATATGTTGGCAATCGATCAGATTGTTTCTTACATGAAGGAAGCTATCAAGTCTGATCCAGACATCATGGTTTTTGAAATTTTGGAAAAAATCAAATCAGACAAGAAATGAGACAATACTTGGACTTATTGCAGCATATTCTGGACAACGGTGTCCAGAAGGGGGACAGGACTGGAACTGGAACGATCAGCGTGTTCGGATACCAGATGAGGTTCAACCTGCAGGAAGGTTTCCCATTGGTTACGACCAAGAAAATTCATATGAAATCTGTAATCTACGAACTGTTGTGGTTGCTGAGAGGGGACACTAACATAAAGTATCTAAATGATCACGGTGTCACCATATGGGATGAATGGGCTGACTCGAACGGGAATCTCGGTCCAGTGTACGGTGCCCAGTGGAGGAATTGGAACAACGAGGGGATCGATCAGATTTCTGAATTGATTGATGGAATAAAGAACAACCCGAACAGCAGAAGGCATATCGTTACCGCATGGAATCCGAGTGTTTTGCCTGACGAGAAGGAAAAGGATTTCGCAAAGAATGTGAGTAACGGTAAGGCCGCATTGCCTCCATGTCATTGCTTCTTCCAGTTTTATGTGGTAGATGGGAAGTTATCATGCCAGCTTTATCAAAGGAGTGCTGACGTGTTTTTCGGTGTCCCGTTCAACATCGCTTCGTATTCTTTGCTGACAATGATGGTTGCGCAGGTGTGTGGGCTGGAATATGGAGACTTCATTCATACTTTCGGTGATGTTCATATTTACAATAATTTGATCGATCAAGTTAAGACACAGTTGAATAGGGATCCAAGACCATTGCCGAAAATGAGGATTAATCCAGATGTCAATGACATTTTCGGATTTGATTATGAGGATTTTGTACTGGAAGGATATGATCCTTGGCCTGTGATTAAGGGGGAGGTTTCGGTATGAAAATCATTCAACATAAGAAAACATTTGATAGTCTGCTTGATGAGCATTTGTATAGGCACTTCATGATAGAACAAAGTGGATACAATTCAAGCATACTTGAGTCGCACGGATATAAAGACAACATTTCCGATATTGTTCAGGCATTGTATAAGGTTATTAAGCCAGATGTCTATGGAATGGGACATGGGGACGAAAAGGTGTTTACTTACAAGGATATGTCAATATTCGATGGTGTGGATGTTTTCTTTACTGGGTTTAGTCTTACTATCGATATCACGTATGGATCCGAGGACATCGAGCCAAAAAGCTCAGGAAAATACAGCGAAAAAAGTCATATTGAATTTGTGGACGGTTCCGTTAGATTCGTTCCTATCATGTTCGTCAGGGCTGTTGGGCCTAGTGACATTGATCTAATCAGGATCATCGGGAAGAGTGTATCTCACGAACTAATGCATGCGTATAACGATTATGAGATGTTCGTCACAAGTGGAGGGAAGAAACGACTTGGAGACGCTTTCCTCCAAGGATATAGTTCTATCGCGCAAAATTCCCCAAACGACATAGAGAACTGCATTGACAAGATTATATACTTTACGGATCGATCGGAAAGGAACGCTCATATCGGCCAGCTGAAGCATGAACTGGAAACATATCAAGGATCTTATGGGGATGCCTCTGGCGTAACTAAAGCAATTAAGTCCACGGAATCATATTCAAAGCTGACTGAAGCTATTGAATCTTTGAATACGATTTTGAAGATTGTATCGGAAGATAAAACGGACAATTCAAGAAATAATGTCATCAAGGTGGTGAATCGTCTTACGAAGAACAATTTCAAGAGATATAGGCCAGCGATCGATTTTCTGAAAGATAGAGTTATGTCGGCAAGACAGAAGTTCGAAGAACAATCAACAAAGATAGCTTACGACGTTTTTAGAGAGAAATGGGGGAAATTTTGAATAAAATATCGATAATAGTGGCAATGTCGTCTAACGGGGTGATCGGAGATAAGGGTGGACTTCTTTGGCATATAAAGAAGGACATGGAGTCTTTCAAGCAAATTACCATAGGACATACTGTGGTGATGGGATACAACACATACATGTCGTTGCCGAAACAGAAACCTTTGAAAGGAAGAAGAAATATAATTCTCTCTTCAAGGCTGAAAGATGCTCCAGAAGGGTTTGAGGTGGCACACCATATCGAGGAAGTCTTCGAAATGATAAAGAATGATGATCAAACCTTTATTATAGGCGGAGGTAAGGTCTATGAACAATTCATGGATCTTGCAAGTTTTATGTTCGTTACATATATCGACAAAGAGTTTTATGGCGATACTGTGTTTCCAGAATTTGATCATGATGAATGGGAATTAGTTAGATCGCAGGAAATTGATGACGATCCAGATGTCGATTTCACGTATTATTTTTTGGATTTCAGACGCAAATAAAATAAGTAAGTATATGAATGTATATATAGACCCAAATTCTAATATTGATAAAAAGAACAAAGAATTATACCAAAAGCTTCTAGATACAGCAAATGTCATAGAAAAAGAGTATTTAAAAGGAAAACCAAGGCCAAGTTTTATAGACATCAGAAGCTTGGAAAGATATGAAAAAGATTCTAGTAAGTGTTGACTTGCTGAAATATTATGAGGAGTTCAATATACCGTATAACAATTACAACGGGAGAAACAATTATATCCTAAGTTAACATGGGAATATGAACCAATTGAAGCTGAAATAATTTTAAAAGTTGCTTCAGATTTCGCTGAAAATCAGAAAAATTAGGTACAATTTGTGTCATCAAGTATATAATTACATAAATCAATTAGTCATGGAAGATAACAATCAAATTTTTGATCCAGAAACGTGTCCTTTGGATCTGTTAAGGAAGAAAATCGCGGAATATACAGACGAGGAAGATTACTACAACACTATGCAGCAGTCCGCTAAGACGTTCATTAACTCTGTGTATGGTGTGTTTGGTACGGAGTTCTTTAATCTCGCAAATACGGATATTGCAGAGTCCATCACTTTACAGGGCCAGGATCTTATCAAATATTCTGTCATCCAAATTAACGATTATATCAAGAACCTGTGGAATCAGGACATTGATGGTCACAAGAGAGTTGCCGAAAGGATGAAAGCTTTGTTCGGCGATGCGTTTGATTATGAAAAGTTCATGAACGCAGCAAGGACGAACAAGATTATGATCGATACAATGCAAGTATATGGAGATAGCGTGACGGGGGACTCTGTTGTTTATGTCGGAGATGAACCAGTTCAGATAAAGACATTGTTCGACGAGTTATGCCAATTCGAATCGCATGATAAGATAAGAGCCTATATGAATTATGATGTTTTGTCCTATGATCCAAATCAATGCTCTTCAAGATTCTGTAGAACAGCTTATGTAATGAGACATTATACGAACAAGTCAATGTGGAAAATAACATCTGACTCTGGAAAATCTGTTACTGTTACACAAGATCATTCTGTTATGGTATATAGAAATGGAGTTTTGATCGAGGCAAAACCTTTCGAAATTTTATATACAGATAAGGTTGTTGTTATGTGCGGAGACACGTCAAATGTGGAATCTGTGAAAAATGTTGAACTTGTTTCGGAAAGATATAATGATTTTGTTTACGATATTGCGATCGATCCTTCTCAAGGAAATCACACTTTTTTTGCCAATGATATTCTTGTCCACAATACAGATTCAGCTTACATAACAATGCAGCCGATCATAGACGCTTGCTATGTCTCGAAGGATCAGGAACTTGATTTCGATCTCATATTCTATGAGGAGATTCTCGAAAAGTATATGGATGGCAAGTTTGACATCTATGCCCAGAAGTTCCATTGTCACAAGAATCTTGAGAAATTCGAACTTGAGAAGATTTCAAGGACAATTATCCTTCTTGCGAAGAAGAACTATATGTGCGATGTCGAGTGGATCGACTCTGGGGCAAGGTTCGATCCGTGCCATCACATAACATATACTGGTTTTGATGTGGTGAAGGGATCTACACCTGAGTATTGCAGAAAGGAGATGAAGGACTTTGTTACTTTCATCATGGGAGAGCTGAACAAGGGGAGGAAACCTACGCTTGGTGAACTTGTCAAAAGACTTGTCGACATAAAAAAGAGATTCGCAATGCAAAGCCCTAATGACATCGCGAAATCACAGTCGATATCTAACTATGAGAGTTTTGTCATGAACGACAAGAGCCCAGAGATCCAGTATTTCTCTTTCAAGAAGGTTCTGGATGCTAACGGGAACCCGATCGACACGAACGAGAAGCTTCCAGTCCCGATCCATGTCAGGGCCGCTGCAATCTATAACAACATGCTTTTCAACAAGGCAAAGAAGTATCGCAGTAAATACAATCTTCTGAAGTCTGGAGACAAGGTTAGGTACTATTATACGGATAGCGAGAATGTTTTCGGTTTTGTTCCAGATCTTTTCCCTATGGAGTTCGCTCCTAAAATGGATGTTGACATCCAATTCGAGAAGATGTTGCTAAGTCCGCTGAACAGGATCGTCGTCGCGTTGGGATATAACGAGATTGCACCTTCATTGACATATACGCCAAGCTTGTTTTGATATGAAAGATAACATTATAGATTCACTTTACGAAATAGATCAGATCTGGTTTTTTATTGGTACACTGATTAGCGCTGATTATCTGACAAACAGAACCTTTTGTGTATCAGCTTTGGATACAATTCATCAAATGATGAAGGATTTAGAAACCTCAAAATTAAAGGATGATTTAAATCTTAGACAGAAGTTGAAAGATGCTGAGGAAATTGTTTCAAGAGAATTGAAAATATTTACAGATATTGATGAGTCTAATTACGATGTTGTTATAAAAGCAAGAGAATTTTCTTTTAATTATCCGTCTGAGGTGTTTCATCAAATTGATAATCCTGAATTAAAAAAGCGTCTGATACTTGAATTTGAAGATGCTTATAGGATTGGTTATATAGACGGAAGAAAAGATAAGAAATAGTGGAATTGTTTACATCATATTATGCAAACCTGAAGAAAATTCCGATGGACTATGCAGCCGTCGGAATTTCTCGCGTTTGTCCAGATTGGCTGAATGGTGATAAAGCTCCTTTAAATTTCTACTTTTGGGATAATAATCTTTTCGCTCCTTCGATCGATCTTCTTTCCGACATCAAATCCAATAGGGTCGATCAATCAGTTTACACTATTCGCTATTATAAGGAACTGAACGAAAGGTTTCATTTCAAGTCAGACAATGGAAGATCGTTGATTTCTTATATAGATGATTTGAAACGACGTTTCTTTGACTACAGTGCGATCGTTTTCCTTTGCTACGAGAAACCGACCGAGTTTTGTCATCGGCATTTGCTTCGTGAACTCTTATTATATTATAGTGTTTCAATTTCGGAATTGCCATATGATAAAAATGAAGATAAATCAAAAGAGACTACATCCAAAATTCAAACATCAAACTCAGACCCATTATTCTAAAAATGAAGAAAATATACATTATACCAGACGTTCATGGCCGATCGTTCTATGACGAACCGTTGAAGCAAGCAATTTCGGAGCCAGATTCTGAGATTGTGTTCCTTGGTGACTATGTTGATCCATATCCACATGAAAACATAACACAGAATGATGCTTTGATTAGGTTCAGGACAATTATCGATATAAAAAAGGATCATCCAGATAAGATAACCTTGCTTATAGGAAATCATGATCTGCATTATTTTGACGGTTCGAAGCGTGGATGCCGCATGGATTATGAACATTATCCTGAAATAAATGAAATGTTCACAGGAAACAAGGATTTGTTCGATTATGTAAAGTTTGTTACTGTAAACGGGAAGAACTTCATTTTTTCCCATGCTGGTTTTCAGTTTAACTGGATTAGGGAATATGCAGATAAGTTGGGGCTGTGTGATGAGTCATGGGATGATTTCAGTGACGAGAAATGTATGGAAGGTATGACTTTTGACTTTCTGAAATCTTTCGATTGGAAGGAAATGTCTTTAGATAAGAGTTGGCTTAAACGATATGGTGATGTCGGAAATTCGCGGGGTGGATGGTGCAGTCATCCCAGTTTCCTTTGGGCTGATTTGTCGGATCATTTGTTCGATCACGTCTTTGTGAAGGATTGCGAGCAGATTTTCGGGCATACGATGCAGACTGTTGGCAAACCAGTCAGATTCAGAAATTGTTATTGCCTTGATTGCCAGAATGTTTTTGTGCTGTGTGAAGATGGAATTGTCAGGACAATGTCTGGGGAAGAAATAAAAGACAATGGACAGGAGATAAAGGATGCCTATATGAGCTATTGGAAAAAGGCTTCAGCTTTCTTCATTTAAAAAACAATAAATAGAACATAAAACAGTTGATCGGCTGTGTCCGAAGAAAATAAATAAAAGAAAATATACATTATTTTATAATGAAAAGGAGATATAACCTGAATACCAAGAAGATTTACGAATCGGAGGAACAATATGTGCTTAATGTTGAAGAATTCGATGCCAACGGAAAACTTATCAACAACGTTGAGTTCGAGGACAGGTATCCTAATGCTAAGGTTGCGATTGAGGATGCATATGATATTATGACAAATGTCGCTGACGATCAAAACATAGATCAAAATGATGTCGAATTTGACGAGAGAGACAACAAGGTCATTTTCACTGTTGAAGGTGTTGGAAATTGGGTGTTTACTGCAACTGTTGATGCGAAAAACGAATGTGGTGACAATTGCAACCAGGATGACATGGATGAATGCAACGAATGTGGTAACACGATGCAGGAATCTGTTTCTGCAAGGTTCGCAAGGTTGCGCAAGATGTTTGAATCTGACGATGATGAAGATTCGGATGACAATCAAGATAATGACAAAGATGATAATGGAAACGATGATAAAAATACTGACGATAATTCCGATGACACCGCTGACGACAATGAAGATGACAACGAGGATGATGAAGAAATGAAAGCTGTCATTCTTACTGTCAAGAAAGGTGATGCGGACAAGTGCAAGGATGAGCTGATTGACGCAAATATTCCAGAGGATGACATTGAAATCATCGAAGGTGATGAAGACTCGGATAATGACGAGGTTCGTGTTGATGTCAATTCAGTCATGGAATTGAAGGATTATCTTGCGACAAAGGGTATTGATCTTGAAAAGGAGATCGGTGGAGAGATCGTGAGTGATGAGGATGATGAAGATTCAGATGATAATAAGGATGAAGAAGATAATGATGAAGATGAAGAGGATTTCAACTTCGACGATCTAGGTGACATTTTCGGTGCTGAGGAAGACGAGAAGTAATTAAATTTTCAATATTCATATAGATAAAGGGCCGTGGTTTTATATCACGGCCTTTCGATTTTTGCAAAAAATGATATTTCGCTATAAATAAATAAAGAAAAATAATCTCGAAAATAAAAATGTCACAAAAGATTAATTTTGCAGACTACAAGGCATCTGGCGTTTATTTCATTGAGATTGACAATTCCATTATCACTGGATCCAATGTGCAGTCGGCTCTTCGTCTCGCCGTGGGATTCAATACACAGGGACCATTCAACCGTCCCGTTTATGTTTCCAACACGGACGAGTGCAACAAGTTGTTCGGTGGCATAGACAGGAAGATGGAGAGAAGGGGTTGTTTCACGAATAGGAATATCCGCACAATGTTACAGAAGTCTCCAGTTTATGTGATGAACCTGCTCAATGTTGATACGAGGAATATCGAGTCTAATACAGATACAGTAGGATATGAGCTGTTGTCTCTTGATCCAACTATTGATTCGAAAAAAGGGGTTGCTCCATATGCAAACATGTATGACAGAACTCGTTTTTGGATCGCAGATGATAACGCTTTCGTTGAGACCACTTTTATCAATGGTTCGGAAAGCATCGATTCTCGTGTTTCTAACATAGAGGAATCTGCTTTGTTCGGTGTCGCGAATTGTGGCACAAAGGATATATCTGTTATAGTTAGGAAATCAGAATCTATCCAAGGTTATAATTTGTCTTTCTTGGACTATTATGGAAATCAAGATGATATCCCATATAGTTGGATCAATCCTAATGACTATGTGTCTGATTATTTTGTCGATGTGATCGCGATCGCTGGAAATTGGGATGAGTCTAAATATGCTTCTTTCGCTGGAGATGTTGTTTGGTCCAATTATTTCACACAAGATGGACTTTTGAAGGATCAATTGAATAAGTTTCTCCGCCTTGATTCTGTTAATGTGATCGGATCATGGACAGGTTGTCTGCTTCCTAACTTTACAGATAAGCAGGGAAACATAAAGTCAATAGATTATCTTGTTAACAAGAAGTCAAATGAGACTGGTCTAATGTTTGGTGTGAACCATAAGGCTTTGGATGCTATATCATTGGACGGTAGTGTATTCTTCTATGATAAAGTTGGAGATGGAGAGTATGATCCATCCATAGACACATCGGCATATTTTGTGCCAGATTTGGTTGGTAACAAAATAACAATTGATAGTAGCACGAATCCTATTACATATTTGTCTTATAATATACCTCACCCAAATGAACATATGTATGTGTATACAAGTATCGTAGATGCTTCGATCGATTCTTCTACTCAATTCACTTTGAATGGAACTGACGGAATGAATGTGAATATTGGCGATTATGTTAGGGGAACGAATGGTTTGATGGCGAAAATCATCAAAAAGCGTGGTCTGATGATTGGGACAGAGACGTGTTTTAGGTTTACTGCTTCAGATCTTGTTCTTGATTCTAGTGCTGTTCAAATCCTTGAGTTCCACGAATCGTTTAAATCTATGTATGATACACTTACGATTTTCTCTCTTGAAGGTCTGAAATTGTGTCATAAACATATGCCTGGTTATGATTCTTCTGGTAATGTGAACAATGAAGCTGGTGTGGAAAAGATTTATGCTATGCTTGAGGATCAAGGTATTCGTAGGGGATTGCTGAACAATGATTCTATAGAATTCCGTTATATCGTTGATACAATGGCATATGGTATGGGTGCTAACTGTAAAGCAAAGATTCATTTGGCAAATCTTGCCAAGGACAAGAAGCATTGTACAGCAATTATCAATATTCCTTCTATGACTCAGTTCGCATCTTGTGATGCGCCTTTCTTTGGGGCTGATTGGGACAACACTCTTGATGATGTTAGACCTATGTTTGATACGGCTTATATACCTCAGGGCGGTAATCAGAATTTGGTTTACCCTGCTGATACAGAATCGTTCAGTCTGCCTGATTTCGATAATGGTGCGGATCATTGCGGTTGCTTCTCCCCGTTCTTCAAGTATAGGGATGGACAGAGGACTCTGCTCGTTCCACCTGCAGCAGATGTGTCTAACTCGTTCATGAAGAAATTCACTGGCGGCGATCCTTATAAGACTGTTGCTAACATGAATGGAATAATTGAGAATTCACAAATTATAGGTCTTGAGTTTGATTTCGATGAAACCGATCGTGGATATCTTGAACCTTTCGGGATCAATCCAATCATAAATCGCAACGGTAATATTGTTATCTTTGGTGACAGGACCGCTTACCAGATAGTTAATTCTGATTTAAGCTTCTTACACGTCAGAGAGTTGCTAAATACTATTCAAATCAGTTGCAAGGCTGTGCTTGATGAATATGTGTTTACATATAATATTCCTACCACTCGTGCTGAAATTGTCACCAAGATTAGTCCTATTCTTGATGCTATGCAAAGCTCTGGTGCTCTCGTCAAGTATGAGATTGAATGTGATGATCTTAACAACGACAAGGAAGTTATTGACAATAAGTTCTGTATAGTAGACATTGGTGTTTGGGTTTCACAGAATATGGAGAAGATCGTTGTACCGATCACTTTGAACAGGTCAACGACCGCCTAAACAAATTAAAAGAAACAAGATAGAATAAAATAATGGCACAAATAACATCAGTAGGTCTTATGGGTCTTCCCCATTTCAAGACATCCCGCGTCTCTATGGAGATGTATGAGCCAGTCTATCAGAATCTGTTCACGGTAGAGTTTCAGCTTCCAGCTGGTCTCACTGGAACGGGCGGAATTTCCAATGACGACAAGAATCTGTTGCTTGAAGGTGTTCAAAAGGTTGATGGACTTGACACGAATAAAGTTCCTGGTGCAGTTGAACAGCACTATAAGTTCGCAGACAGAAGCTTTGCTCAATCTGGCACAGATAATACTCATATTGATGTGAAGCTTGACTTCGAAATCAATATCCGTGGAAGTAAGGCTGGAACTCCAGATATATACACGCTGAAAATCTTGCGCAGATGGAACGATCTCATCTGGGATCCTCTCACTGGCCGTCAAGGTTTGAAAGTTGACTACGTCGCTCCTACAGTTACTGTCACTCTTCACGACAAGGCAGACCAACCTTATTGGCAATGGATTCTCTATAATGTTTTCCCGACAACCAACTTGCCAGTTCCTTCGTTGGATTACATGAACAAGAATCAGCTTTATAAGGTGACAGGATATACTTTGCGTTGTGACTATTGGGATGAATTCATGCTCTAAGTTGGTAATTTACAGTAAATTATAATTCTGTTGGATATATCTTGAAAAGATCCTTCGTTTTGGAGGGTCTTTTCTTTTTGTGTTGAATCGTTTATTTGATAAAGATCCCACTGGGATCGATCCTGTTCAATTCTTGTTTATTGATAAATATCACAAACGCATGTTATTTTCATGGGTCCCAACACAGTAGAAATATTATTGAGCATAAATCAGTCCGTCAAGGATATAGCGAAAAGCATGACACCGAAGAATGGTGATAGTGCCGAGGCTACAGCAAAACTTTCGAGGGGTGACGTTGCAAATACAAAGGATATAAAGCCAGCTGAAGATAATCTTAAAGTGGATGTCTCTGGCACAAGCCTTGGAGAGATTATAAAGTTCTTGAACAATCTTTCTCCAAGTGTTATCGCGATATCCAATATATCTCCTATGGCGATAAGAAGATTCAAAATGGTTCTTGAGTCTGTTATTTCTTCTGTTCAAGATATGGCAGAATATTCAAAAATTAGCGTAGAAGATTCGAAGAATGCGGCAGAACTTTTTAATTCCATGTCTGTTTTTGTCGATGCCATAAAAAAAGCTTCAAATATGTCATCGTCTGCTATCGGAGCAAAGCTTGGTTTTACATTAGCCAAAGGTGCTGTGAAAGTTTATTTGGAGATCATTGAAGAAGTCGCAAAGATCAATAATTTGTCTGACACTGTGAAGAATCTCAATGAGATCTCGAAGTCGATGAACGAATTGATGAAGGTCGTCAAGCAAGGTGTCGGTGTGTTGGCTCTTTGCATGGGACTTGGACTTCTGGTTGCCATGGGTCCGACAAGAACCCTTATCCTTGGCGGTCTTGCTGTTTTGGGTGCTACGTTATTGACGGTTGCCGCAATTGGTGTGCTTGCTGGATTTGTTGCGAAGAAGATAAAAGAAGCAGGTTCGATGCAAGCTATAAATGATGTTATGAAAGTCGTTTGGCGTTCAGTTGCCTTAATTACTGTTTGCATGGGACTTGGACTTCTGGTTGCCATGGGTCCGACAAGAACCCTTATCCTTGGCGGTCTTGCTGTTTTGGGTGCAACTCTTGTACTAACTACAGTGTTAATAGGACTTATAGGATTTGCGGCAAAAGCATTAAAAGAAGTTGGTGCTATAAATGGAATCAAAGAGATAATAACGTTGACATTGGCTTCTGCTGGGATTTTGGTTGTTGCATATGGACTTGGGTATCTTATACAGAATTATGGAGGTGTTGATTATATTCTTTATGGACTTGGCGCTACGTTTATCACGTTGCTAGCGATCGGACTTGTTTTTGGTTTTATCGGGTGGATATCTAAACATGTTGTAACAAGATCTACTGTAACAGGAATATTTGGAATAATATTGCTTACTTTTGCTGCAATGGGTATTATCGTTGCCGCTAATTATCTTGGTGAATTTGTAAAAGAGAGGTATGATACCATATTGGATGGATTAAAACTGACATCACTCACTCTTTTAGGTCTTGTTGGTATAGCATGGCTTGCTGGAAAACTGCTTAATAGGGCTAAGACTGGTATAATAGCTCTTGGGGCGATGGAAATTCTGGCCCTTGGTGCTATGGGTTTATATTATGTGTTAGTTCGACTTACTAAATTTAGGAAAGAGTCTGGGGTAGAATTCGGCGAAGTCATGACGGATCTTGGCGGTATGTCCGCTGTTGTCGGAGCTGTCGGTGTTCTTGCTTTTGTTGCAGGGAAACTTGTTGCGGATTTGGCTGTTGGTTTGCTTGCTTTTGGTGGGATATTGCTTCTTGCGAATAAATCTATAGATGTTTATGGTGAATTAATTGGTTTGACGAAAATCAGGAAAGAGTCTGGAGTAGAATTCGGTGAAGTCATGACGGATCTTGGCGGTATGTCCGCTGTTGTCGGGGCTGTCGGTGCGTTGGCAGGTGTTGCTGGTTTGTTCTCTGTCGCCATAGCAGCTGGATCTCTTGCAATGTTACCAGCAATTGAGATGGCAAAGAGATCGATAGATTTAACTAGAGATCTTGTAAATTTAGATCTATTGCTGAAAAAAAATAATGTATCATGGGATGACTTAAGGAAGGATGCTAATGGACTGAGAAAAGTTGTACGTGAGTTTAGATATGTTGCTGAAGCTTTTGGGTTGGTTGGTCCTTTAGTTGCAAGTGGAAGTCGCGGAGCAAACGCTACAATAGAAATGGCTAATAAGGTTATCGATGTGACATCGAAACTAGCATCCGTTTCATATGAGATAAAGAAAGCTGGAGGTTATGAACAACTTGTTAAAACTGTTTCTGTTGACATAAAAAATATCATGAAAACGTTCAACGCCAAGAATTTTAGTGTAGATTCAAGTTTCAGCAAAATGAAAGATATAGATAAACAGTACAAGAAAATAGCTGAAGTTGTATCTGGTGTTGTGACTGTTGTTGACGCAATATCTAAAATATCTAAGGTTTGTGGAGTTGTCACTCCAGATGGTCTTCGTCCCATAAAAAAGATAGATCCGACTACAGGAGAGCCAGATTACGGAGAACCTGTTGATATTATATTAATATCAGAGACAATGACTGGAGCCGTAAAGAAATTTGTGGAGAACTTGAGTTTTGGAATGGAGAATGTTCAGTCGATGTATAACGCGCAAGATATTTTCAAGATATTCGCCACAATTGTTGATCCTATGACAAAATTTGTCGATATGCTGATGAAATATGATGTAGGGGATGGTAATAAATTGTGTTCAGTGACGATCGATCCAAACGGTACAGTTCGTAAACTTGGGGAGATTGACGTCGTTGGTGTTGCACAGAATGTTGCTGGATCTGTTGGGGAATTTGTCAATGCGTTGTATGATAAAGATAATATAGCGAACTGGTCCGAGATTATATATGGGGATAGAACATTTTTCCAAAGATTTCTTGGAAGGCAGAGTGAAAAGGCAACAGCTGTTGGCGAGATGATGAACGTGTTCTCCATGATTGTTGATCCAGTGTGTGGATTTGTTGACATGCTTATGGGGTTGAATCCAACTTCTAACGGGTTATCCAAAATAACGTATGATATGGAAGGGAACCTGAAAGAAGGTAAACCAGTTAACGTGACGGAGACGGCAACATTGATTTCTACTTTGATAGGGACATTTATAGATAAGATTTATGGAAAGGAAGGGTTGATCGGAAAATCAAATGAAATTGATCCGAGTCTAATAGAAAACATGTTGAAACCTATTAATTCTGTCATTAAAATATCTGAGGATTTGTCCAAAGAAAGCATTTCGTCCGAACTTGTCCAGAAAAATTCCTTGGCAATTTCATCCGCATTTTCTTCTTTATTGAATATGGATGTTGATCCGACTGTTATGAATTCCTGTATATATCCATTGGATAATATGGTTAGGATAGGAAAGTCTATGGGTGGTTCTATAGACGGAAATAAAATTATAGCAAATAGCAAGTCGATCGTCACTTTCATGACCGATGTTGTCGAGAAGAAGTTCCCGAAGAATACGGATAATATTAATAAGTTGACCGCAAGTGTAAGGGGTCTGAATACTGCGTTTAAGAATCTTGATAATATTCTTATTAAAGATGAAGAAAGAAGGCAGAAGGCTTTGGATAAATTCGGGGAAAGCGTTAAGAATATTATGATGTCGTTTGACGGCTCACAAGAGTCTATGGGAACGTTCAAGGACTTGCTTGATAGAATCCAAAATCTTGACTTAACAAGGTTGGAAATGGCTACTACAGCGAATTATCAAAGTGTTCCTCATCAAACAATTACTTCAAACGGGGGTGGTGGAGATAATAATGTTAATGTCAACCAGAACGTAATTTCGTCTCAGCAGGCACCATCGATCACAAAGGATGATATAATCTCTGCGATCAATGAAGTCTTTTCTACATTGCACATCACTCCAAACGTTTCTGGTATATCGGACTCGGACAATATTGGTAATGTTCTTATGGGGCTTGGCTATGATTTTATTGGTGGTGCTCCATCATAAACGGATAAATAACACAAGATTATATTGTTTCTGAAAAATGTCAAGACCAGACTTCAAAATATTTAAGTCAAACAGGCTGGGACTTTCCCAGATGTATGACGACATAATGTCATATCTGAAGACTGTGTATGCCGTAAACGAGAAGGAATTCACAGCAGCTTCGCCATTCGCACAGATTGTGAGCGTTACTGTCAATCTCGGAAGGATGATATTGTTCTATATAGAGAACTCGATCACCGAGCTTAATATTGCAACGGCTTATCAGGCAAGATCGATCCGTGGGCTTGCGACATTGACTGGACATATGCCGTCTTTGGGTGTTGCGTCACGTGGGTCTTTGTATATGACATATAACATGCAATCCGACTATGAAGGTGAGACGATCTACATCAAGAACTACACTAAGATAACGAACGGAACAAACGGGTTGAGTTACATTGCGATCTTGCCTTCTAATGTTATGGAGATAACTGTTGGTGCATATGATTCCAAAATAGAGATTCCCATCATTCAAGGAGAGTTGAAATACCAACAGGGAACTGGCACCGGTGAAGCTTTACAGTCGTTCAATTTCGCGAACAAGACAGATAATTACATAGATGATTTCTTTGTTAATGTCTATGTGAACGGAAGGAGATGGGAGTCCGTCAAATCCATAATGGATATGAGCTATGAACAGGAGGCTTGCATAGTAAGGACTAGTGTTAACGGTGGGATCGATGTTTTCTTCGGCACTGGAAACAACGGAAAGATACCTACATTGGGTGCTACTATCCTTTTGGAATACATAACTTGCTCTGGTGAAGGTGGTAATGTGGATACTGCTTCCGCTGAAAATTATTGGACATTTGCGGAAGACGGGTATGACATCAACGGGGACTATATAAACCTGAATTCCATATATACCCTTTCTTCCGCTTCTGACGTCGTTTTCGGGGCTTCTGGGGAGAATATAGAAATGACCAGACAGTTGGCTCCACATGCATCGAGAAACTTTGTCTTGGCAAACGCTGTGAACTATAAAACGTTTCTTTCCAAGCTGAACATGTTCTCTATAATAGATGTGTTCTCTGGATTCCATTCTTCAGAAGATGCACAGATAGAGGAACAATATAACGATGCCAAAGTTGCTTACATCACGAAGAAACAGCTTTATTCGGATCAGATCGCTTTGACTGGGATATCTTCAAAGGCAGCACAGGACATTCTTTCCGATCTCAACGAAATGAGACTTGAGTTGGATGCTTTGAAGATAAAGTACGACGAATCTAGGCTAGATGACAATATAATATACCTTTATCTTATTCCTGACATAACAAAGAGACTCGGTTCATACGAGAATTATTTCACATGTGACGAATCTAGGTTCTATCTGACAGAAGACGAGAAGAACGGGATTATCAATATGATCGAGGATTCTGGCCAGAAGATCATAACTGTTGATAATCAGATTATAGATCCTATCTATCTCAGGTTTGCGATGAATATATTCATACAGATGTGGAGTAACTACGAGTTCAAAGCTGTTAAGAGTTCGATCGTATCTGCTGTATCGGATTATCTTATCAAGAATAACAGAAGGGACAGAATTCCAGTTTCTGACATAATCAGGATCGTAGAGGATGTCGATGGAGTCGATTCCGTTAGCGTGTTCTTTGATGCAGACAGGAACAACCAGAACTATTTCGGGAGAGGTAATTACGGTATAGACGAATACGGTGATATTGTTCTGTCAAGGGTTATGACAGACAGACTTGGAAACTCATTGTCCGTAAACGACATTCAACCTTTGTTCAGAGGTAATTTCACATCGATGAACGATGTATTCTATGAGGATAATCTTGATGCTTTGGTTGGTCCGATCAACATCACTTTGAGAGGAAAGACACAAAAAGTTTGATTTTTTAGTGTTGTTTGTTTTCCGTATATTTGCATCGATAGAACATATAGAAAATGAAGAAAGTTACAAAGAACGAACAATTGATGGTAGACAATATCATCAATATACTTAAAAAACTTAAAAAAGAAGGTGTTTTTCCTATACTTATAGATATAGATGGATGCGGAAAACAAGAACTTGCATTTTGGAAACCGAGTGTGGGAGAAGCTTTATGTTCATATGAAATTGTTAACGGATTTGTTCAAGAACGTTATCAAGATTTTATAGAGACGTCTTATATCCCAAAAGAGAATGATATTTTTATTGATCATATTTCTCTGATTTAATGGTTTTCTGAATTTAGCAGTATAATATATAAAGAGACTTTTTACAAGGCTCTGTAAGTTTACATTTTGTTTCACCATTAAAAGCCAATACGAATGCTTTTAAAACTCAATCTGAAAGGAAGTGTCGATCCTTTCATCTCTTACTTGAAGAACTACCTTAGAATCAGGGAATCGCTTCTTCTCGAAATCGACACAAAGACAAGGGCTTTCGTCGCAAAGACTTATACGGAGGATAAATCATCCGTAAGATTCTCTTCGATTATGTTCGACGATGCCAACATCACGATCGTTTCCGACGACGGAGAGGAAACAAGGGGGGATAACCGAGTGAAGGTAGGTATCCTTATCCAGCTCAAGAAATTCATCCAAATCATCGAACGCCTAGGTTCTGATGTAGATAAGGAAGGAAACTCGGATTTTAATATCGAGATCGACTACGATCAGCTTGTCAGCCAGAAAGACGAATCGATCGACTTCATCGCAACATCGATCTCTTTCAGTTCGAAGATTCTTACTATGCGAATGGATGGATTCAGACCTTCTGAGTTCAGTTATCTGCCTGACGAGAAGTTCCTTGGTGTTGTGTTTAATGTCAAGGATCCGATTTCCCTTGAGATGTCTGCGGAAACAATTAACTCAATCATCAAGACGTCTGATATCGTGAAGATCGACGTGCGCAAGGACGCTTTGGTGTTTTATGTTGAAGGGAAGACACTCTATGTGAAGGATCGTGGTAACGGATCAGACAAGAAGCCGAATTTCGTTTACAAGATCGGGGATCTCGAAGCTGAGCCAGAATATAAGGTTTCCGTTCCTATCACAAGGGATCGTTTCATGAAGATGCTCGACAAGACAGACGAGACTTTCAAGATCATTATCGGTAAGTCTGTTATGGGTGATGGCGATTCGGTAGATAGGGTTTTGTTTGATTCTACAAAGACATCGACGAAGATCGTTATCGCATCAATGAAAGACAGTTAATTTTGTTTCATTAAAAATTGCAATCAAATGTCAAAGAATTATTTTTGCGGTCATGTTAATGACAACAAGAAATCGAATCCAGACGATGGTTTCGATTGGGAAAGCTATGAGAATGGATATAACGGCTACAATCTTGTAAAGAACGAAGCAATCAAGACAAGGAAAGGCGATAAGGTTTTCTGTCATGATTCTTATGCCGAAGAACTTTACAAGAAAATGTGTGGTGAAAGGACGGTTCAGACAACAGCAAAGGATGAAGTTGTTGGTGCCCTTTATCATGTTGTTGATATTAACCAATTATCAGATCACGAGGTCGTGTTGGATACAGATGGTGGAATGTCAGCTGTGGTAGACATGAACAAAGAAATGGAATTTGTTGATTCTATAGGCTGCGAGGGTGTCGAACACTTTATGATGGCCCTAAAGAATCCAGAAAACAAGGAACTTATTTTGAAATTTGCAAAAACCGCAAAGGTTGTTCAGAATAGGGTTTCGATCATGGATGGTGTTAGAGCCAATGTTGAAATTGAGTTCATGAATCAATTAAAAGGTTCCCAGATGTACGGATATTCCGCTCAGATTATCAGCGTGAATCAAGGTGGATTCACTGTTGTGGTGAACGGTTTGAAGTGTTTTATGCCTGGATCTCTGGCAGCAAGCGGACCAATTGATGATTTCGAATCAATGGTTGGGAAGAACGTGAATGTTTGTGTTGTTAATTATTCGAAACAGACAGGAAACTTCGTTGTAAGCCATAAGAAATATCTTGAATTGACTTTACCTACACGTGTAAAGAACGAGATGTATCCTGGTTTGAGGGTTTCCGTGAAAGTTACTGGACAGTCCAAGAACGGGTTGTTCTGTGCTATTAAAGATAACAACGGTGATTTCCCGTTCTCAAGTCTTATGCATCGCAGCACCATGTCTCCTGATATGGAAAGTAGTTTTGATAAACATGAGTTCGTTAACGGGGATCAGTTCTTCGCATATGTCCACAGGGTAGATTGGTCTGATGATGGAAAGTTCAGGATAGTGATCGGTGACAAGATGCCAGAACTTAAAGAAGAGGAGGTGGAATGATGGAAAATCCGACAGTTAATATGAGTGCTATTGTCGATTCACCGAATATCGTTTGTGAATGTGGATGCAAGACATTCATTGAGGGTGCTGTGTTGAAGAAAGTTTCGCAGATCATCAGTCCTACAGGAAGGGAAGAGATTATGCCAATTCCAGTCTTTGTTTGTTCTGAATGTGGAAAGGCTCCAAAATATTACAAAGAAAATCCAAATTATTCAAGGATCTTCGGTGAATCGATTGATAATGGTTCTGAAGAAAACAATAAAAAATCAAGTCTCATTTTAAACACTTAAATTGTATGATCAAAGAGATTAGCTCTGATTGGTTTGAAACCAAGGTTCGTTACAACAAGGAAGTTGACGGTGATTATAAGAAGGTGACCGAAATCTATACAGTGGATGCATTTTCCTTCACAGAATCTGAGACTAGAATCATTGACGAGATGTCCAAGTACATCAGCGGAGAATATTCTGTCGTTGACATAAAGAAAGCTCCGTATAAGGATATTCTGTTTAATGACGACGATCAGGCTTCGTTCTGGTATAAGGTGAAGGTAGGATTTATCACAGTGGACGAAAAGACCGAGAAGGAGAAGATCCAGAATGTCGTATATCTCGTTCAAGCTGAGAACCTGAGGCAGGCCGCAAGATTGATCGATGAAAACTTTACTGGATTGTCCAGTGATTATGTCATAACAGAGGTTAAGGAAACCAAAGTTATGGATGTGATCGTACATTGCGAATCTAAATGATATTTTCGTGATAGACTACGGCTGATTCCATAATTGGTCGTAGTCTTTTCAAAAACAATAAAGCAATAATGCCTTTTATATATGATTTTCATGATGCTCCAGACGAAATGCACACAACAACTGTTTCACCTAAGGGTTGGAATGGTCCAGTCGTTGTCGAATATGTCGTCGCCCATGCACACGAATACGATCCTATGGCATCCGTAGTGTGGAGGGTTCGGGGGACGTCGCATTGTTTCACCATCTATGAGCAAAGGTTGAACCATATTTCGCATGGAGACTATAAGAAACATTTTCAGGAAGCTTTGGAAGGCTTTGCAAAGGACTACAACAGCTGGTTCTCCGATAAGCAATACGAGGGATGCGGATGGAGAGACGAATACGAAAAACAGTTCGGAAGGTTCATCAAGAGAGATCCGAATACAAAAGGTTAAAGTTAAAAAGGTAAATCTGCAGTAAAATGGCGATAAGAAGATATTTCGAGTGGATCGACGGTGAGGATCTTGGAGAGGTTGAAGTCCTTGAGAGTATAGAAGTAATGGACGGTGAGACTTTCTATCATTTTGAAAGCGGAGAGTCGTGCAACTTGAGGTTCATATCAAAGATGACAAATAACAGGGCTGATCTCAAGGGTAAGTTCATGGTGGAAATATCATCACCAGGCAATCCGTGGACAACGGAGATAATTCAACCCAAGAAATACATAGACGAGTCGATGAGGGGGCAAGATATTGATATACCTACTTTACATGATATGTTACAGGCTAATGGACAAACAGCTAATGTGACAGACTCCGATATAGGTAAGCAAAGGCTTGTTGCGCCAAAAATGCCACAGGGAAATCTGCCATTGCCTAGTCCAGAAGAATATCCTATGAAGATTAGGCCAGTTGCACAAAAGCCTGTTACTTATCAAAAAGAGAATGAAACTGCTGTTGATTCTTTACATACATCTGAATGTTTTGAAAAGGAAACGGCCCAAAATGATCAAAATAAACAAAATCCTCAGCAGCATGTCCAGAAACAGTATAACCCTGTACATATTCTTGTCGATTCCTGCAAGAAAAAGGAAACAGAGATATCCCTTGATCTGAATATAATGCTCCCTTCAAGGTATATCTACAATATTGCAGCCAATGAGTTCGAAAACGGTGTAGAGGATTTTATAGATTATGTCGTTGGGAACATAGACACGAATTTGATTATGCAAGAGCTGAAACTCGCTCTGATTCAAGCGTATCAACAGGTCGATCCTCCTATCAATAAAGAGTCGGATTGATAAAACTGGTAATAAATAACACCGAAGAGTTAAAACAAATCTTCGGTGTTATTTATTTTTATGAAATTCTATGCTACAATCGAGCCTTGCAGGAAATTGAGGAACATGTTCACCAATCTCAGTTCCTTCTATATAATAGATGTCGATACCATCTTGCTTGAGTCTGGTCTGGATCCAGACAAACCGACACACAGGTTTCTGATCAACACGGAGCTTGGCAGGCTGATAAATTCTGGGGCGAAGTCAAAGAGGTATATCGGGATGATCTACATCAACAGCAGGATCAACTGCGACGTGATCGTCTCTATCAAGAAATCTATAGGGGATCTCACAAATTCAGTTGTTGACAGTTTTGTTATTTTGGATGACGAGGATGTACCGAAATTGAAAGACTATTACACATTGTTTGACGAGGTCGCTTTCTTTCCAGCATTGAAAAGGACAAAGTTGATCGAGTGTGCGCCTAGAATCATACCAAAAATCAATAGTATGTAAAAGTGTATAAATGTGTAGATATTGTATTATATCTTTAACATTTATTCCTTAAACTTCGTGAAATCAGAGATTTTCACTGGGTTGACTATAAACCCTCTACCGACTGGCTTGCAATGATATGCGGCATCGTCGGATGCATTAATTTTCATGAGACCTTTCCTCATTATGTTTAAGCTACCGTTAACATCGGCGTTCATTATCATTCCACTGGATGTGATGAACGTCTTTGTTTTTGCTCTTTTTCCAGCATATATCTCGTGGAACCTTATTGTTTCCTTGTCAACAAAGCTACACAAAGAAGTGTAACTTTCTTCTGTCAACACAACTCTTATACCAGCAAGTTCAGCCTTATACTGAAGCATGTTTACGAATTGTGTATGAGATATACAGACGAAGTTCTGGTTGTTTATTTCACCGATGTTCACATCTTGTTTCCAGCCGTCGTTTTTCCCAACGATTATGGTGTTGACATGTCTGGAAACCGCATAGTCTATGATGTATCGGCTTGCCTTGTGCAGTTGGTCTTTTATTTTCCTGTTTCTCTTGTTTGTCAGGTTCTGTAGTCTTTTGCTTGTTTTCTTTCCGTTTTTCTTTTCGAGTTCGCTTTGTATTCTTGATTTTTCCTTATTGTAGTATTGGTTAATTGAGCACAATCCTTTCCCGTTTATTATGAAAGGTTTATCAATGGTTGTGGTGCATGTAGCGAGGTTTTTAACACCAAGATCTATTGCCATGTAGTTCCCGTTGTCTGGAAGCGGTTCACGATCTTCCACATTATAGATAACTTCCATCATGATGTATCCGTTTCTTGGAACGAACTTGACTTGTTGTATGGAGTCTGGATCTATTCCTGTGAATGGTATCTCTATGTCAGTTTTCCCTGGGTTTATTATCCCTTGTCTTAGTTTTTTCTGGCTGAATCCGTTGGTTGCACAAACAACAGTGTACAATCCGTTCTTTTTCAGATATTTTGGTGGAGAAACCTTATGTTTGACATTTTTTGATTTTAGTGATGTAAAGAAAGATTTGTAGTTTTGATCAACAAGTTTCAATGTTTGTTGACTCTGACTATTTTGTAATGCCCTGTAATCTGGGTTGTTTGTCTCGCACATGATTCTGTTTATGTCATAATAGTTCAGATATGTTCCATCACTTTCATATTTTTGTTTAATCGTGTACAATGCAGCATTATACAGATTCTTCGACAGATGACAAAGGTGTTCAACTCCAGTGTATGCTGGGCTGCTTCTTTTTATGACGCTTTGTCTGACCAGTCTCATTCCTCTATAGTGTTAATATTGTTTTCAAGTTTAAGTTCCTTTTCCATCAAGGAAAGTTTCTCTTTTCTTCTGCTCGAATACATCTTCATCGAGAAACTGTGCAGCAATGTTATAATCTCGCCAAATATCTCTTTCTCTATCTCTTTTGGATTATCAATATCATCAAGTACAATAATTTCCGTTCCATATTTAGCGAATAAAGATTCAAACACGTTGAATGACAATCTTGTAAGTCTGTCCTTATATGTGATATAAACTGTCCTGATTTTGTATTCCGTTATTTCGTCAAGCATTTTCCTGAACTGTTTCCTGTCGAAATCCATGCCAGAACATATGTCTGTGTACTCTTCTCCTATTTTTATACCGTTTCTAAGACAGAATGTCCTGAGTGTTTCAATCTGGTTTTCGAGATCCTTCTTCTGTGATGTTGATGAAACCCGTGCGTAGATCACATCTTTTCTGTCTCTTTCCTTGTTAAGAAGTTTGTAAACGTCATCGCTGTTATAGTCATAGAATCCATTCTCTTTTTCCCTTATCCGTATCTTCCCTTGTTTGACATAATTGTGTAAAGTCATCCTTGATATGTCAAGCACTTTTATGGCTTCTTTTGCCTTCATTTATAATAATCTTTTTCTTTATTTATCTTTGTTATTTTTGTCATTTTTTACATATTTTTGGGAATTATATTTTTTATATGCAAAGAATTTAGTATATTTGTAATAAATTTGATAAATATTAAACAAAATGATGTACATAAAAAGGTTCTTGAGGAAAATTTTCAAGAAGAGTAGTGTAATTCCCGTAAAACATCCGAAGGAAATTGAGATCTCTGCACAAGGTTTTTCTACTGCCCCTGATATGCTTTGTAGAAATGCTGAGAAATTTAGGGACAAATAAATACATAAATAAGAAAAACCTATAATTCAAAATGGTTCAAGATCCTCAAAAACTTGTTGGAATACCTGGCGAACTTACGTCAAAAGCGGTAGAGGGTATCGTCAGCTCGGCATCTGCAATATATGATTATGACAAACAAAAATTCCAGAATCAGATTAATGATGAAAAAGCTAACAAGATTCTCGATGGAAGCGCAGGGAATTTTGTGACATTCGATTCTTCTGGAAATCTCGTAGATTCTGGGAAAAACGAAGAATCATTCTCAAAGGATTATAACAATCTAATAAATATACCAACTATCAATGACGTTTCTGTTTATGGAAATATGACTGGGTTGAATCTTGGACTCATTGATAGAGCATCGTCGGATTCTTCTGGATATTTTGCTGTGTTCACATCTGATGGTGGTATTATAAGCACTGGAGTTACTCCAGAAAGTATGACAACGAATTATAATAATTTGACAAATAAACCTTCTGTGAACGGTATTACTATAGAAAATGATATTACTGGCGCAGATCTTGGTCTTGTAGACGCTTCTGATGGGTGGGGACTTTCCCAGAATGACTATACAGACAGGGATATGCAATGGGTTCATGACAAGATAGCAGACGAACTTAGAGCAGAGGCTCTTGGAAAATATAGTGTGACTACAGATTCATTTCCTACTTCTTTTGTCAGGGACATGAATACTGAGGAGACAATGACAGTCACGGTCACGGTAAAGTTCGACGGATCCAACGTGAATGTGAACAATACACCTGACGGATGGAGCAGGTCATCCACAGGTGTGTATACAAAACAATCAACAAGCAGCGTTGCTGCACAGGTATGGGAATACACACCTTCGTCTGGAAAATATGAAGGAATAAGTTTGAGCAAGAATAGTTCCACGAAGTCTATAATCGGGATATATCCAGCATATTATGGGATCGTTCCTTCTGAAAACACTTCCAATATAGATGATATGGTTAGACAATATCTGAATACATCTGGAACAAGGACAACAACAGCAGTTTCGTCCGACAAATCTTTCGCAAATACAACTGGGCAGCAGGCTTGGCTTTGGATCCTTACACATGGAACTGCAACGGCAAGACAGTCTGGGACTTCAATTTTAAGAGATTACAGTACAGTCAGTTTCATATCTCCAAACAATACAAGCATAAAGATGTCTGGATATAAACTTTACATTTCAAAAAACCCGATAGGGGCAGGTTTGTCTTTATCAAACGTATCAGTAAACATAACACTTTGATGATATATGAGCAACATAACACCTAAGAAAGAAGGTATAGAAAAGGTGAACCAGGATTCGTTCAACTTGTCGTTGACTTCTTCTGATCCGAGTTCATTCCCTATAACATATGACGATGACATGTGGGTTGTCGTTACAGAAGATTCCAGTCTTTATAGTATAATGGGTTCTGCTGGGCAATTTAGCCAACACCAAATAAACGAAGAACTCGCGAAGATTGGAGTTGACATAAATTTAGAACTTGATAGCAAGCAGGATATTATAGCAGATCTTGACAAAATCAGGGAAGATGCTTCCGCTGGTGCAACTGCTGTGCAGCCTTCTGATTTGGCAAACTATGTAGAGAAATCGGAAACAAACGGGCTTTTGAAAAACGATGGCACAGTTGATGCATCTATTGCAGAAAACGTTAATATTATACTTTCGAATTATCTAAAAGCTGGAAATTCATCTGGAGATTCTTCAGTGACTGAGTTTGATCCATTTGCCGACACAGTACATAATAAGATACAAGTTTTGTCGCAAGAACAACAAGCACATGCACGTCAGAATATAAACGCACAAGAAACTATCAGTGATTTGCAGCAAATTAGGAGCAGAGCGGATGAAGGTCATACAGCTTTGCAGCCAGTACAAAATGCAACACCAAACAACTTTGCAGGATTGGACGCGAACGGCAACATTACTGACAGCGGAAAGAAAGCATCCGACTTCGCGACGGCATCGCAAGGCGCGAAGGCTGACACAGCCGTGCAACAAGTTACTGTAGGCACTACGACAACTGGGGCGGCTGGAACTGACGCAAGCGTAACCAACAGCGGAACGGCGACGAATCCCGTTCTTAATTTCACGATTCCGAGAGGAGCAAACGGACAGGACGGTGCAAACGGACAGGACGGTGCAGACGCATACAACCCGTTCAAGGGTACATATCTCATAACGGACACGCTTCCTACGACAGGGCAGGCTGGCGACTACATCTACGTGGTGGACTCGCAGACACCGCCCGTCACGCATCTGTACACTTGGAACGGAACGGCGTTTTCCGACACAACGGAGACGGTTACTATTGGTAACGCTCAATTCCAGAACAGCACCAAGCTAATTTCGCAGACGAATGTTGTTAACGACTTGACTACTGGCGGTGTTGACGATGTGCTAAGTGCGGAGCAAGGAAAACAATTAAACCTCAAATACGATGGTGTCGAGTCTATTCATTTTGCCAGTTTCTTGGAGTATGGTGGAATTTCCGATTCTGGCAGACTTGCAAGTGCGGACGAAAAAGAATTCTATAATTTCTTCAAGTCGATTAGAAATGGACGGCTTATCAAATCCAAGGATATTCAAGTGTTGTGCAATGACTCTATGATTGAGGGATATTCCCTTGATGAAAACTTCGCCATCGTCCGAAAGCAAATAAGTTTAGATGGTTCATTCGTCCCAAATATGGAAGGTGCTGAATACTTCAACTTCGTAGTAAGGAAATTGCAACCGATTGATGAGGCACACGCAAAGGAGAATGGATATATTTCTACACAAGATGGTACGGAAAATTCTAGGGATGGACGATTCCGATTGAAGGGCTATTTTCCGAAGGGGACTGATTTCGTGGTGAAAACAAACCAAAACAATATCCGTATAATCGTGTACCTATACGCCGAGGATTATAGTTACATCGGTTATAAGATTAAGCAGACTAACATAGAAAACTATGTTTTTTTTCAAGGACATTATGGTATGTCAGATGCGAATGCTGCTTATTACCGTGTGGCTTTTTCGGGATATGATGCGAATAATCTATCACAAGATACCATAGATGCAACCGAAGTCTTTACGGTATTTGAAAAAGCACCTCTCGACATCGTTTCGGTACGATATAAAAATGGAAAGGAAGTTTGTCAGCCAAACATCACGGAGGATATAGCCATCAACTGTTTGTACGAGACACACCCACATATCGGGAGCAGATATTCGGAGACATTCGTAAATGCCGAATACTACACAGAGGATAAGTATTTTACTGCATTTATTCTCCGTCTCCCTCCTAACTATGACCCGAATGGTAATCCCGTCCGACTTATTATTTTTTGCAATGGAACTGGTGCCTATAGATCCTTCACACAACACGATTTTCTAAGGTACCTTGAATATTTGAAGTATTGGATTTCGGAAGGTTTTGCTGTTGCATCGTTCTTGGGAAATACTTCGAGATATATGGGGTATTCAAATGGGATTGCTGATATGACAATTGAAACTTCCGTTATTGCTTACATACAGGGTTACAAATACCTAACATCCAGATTCAATATTGCAGATGACGGATGTTTCGTTTCAGCGAAATCTCTTGGAGGACTGATGGCAACGCAGTTGATGTTTGAAAAGAACATTCCCGTCCTTGCAGTTGCACCTCTTGCACCGAAGTTGGACGCATATATGAGAAGCACATCAATGGATAATGATTTTCGAGGAACGGAGATTTATGCAACTGACTATCAATGGGATGAAGGTTGGGAGCAATACTATGACGGTACTAATCCTTCCGAAGCCGAAAGGAAGGCATATCTCAAATCTCAAATACGGAAGATGCTCGGAACACAGCCGTTACTGAACGGAATTGTTGGTAAGACACCAGAAGAATTGTTTGAAATTGGGTGGACAGCCCGTGGAAACGCAGAAGAACCCCTCTCACAATGTTCTCGTTTCTGCTCGACCCCTGTAAGGATATGGATTTCTGTGGCAGATAAAACTGTTGATTTTAACCTATCGAAACAGTTTATAAAGTCACTTCAAAACGGTGGCTCTCCCGCAGAACTTCGTGCTTTACCTGCCCCTGCGGAGGGTGACGATGCCCACCATATGGTGGATAGTGCGGCATCAGCCCCGAAGGTGGCAAGTATTGTGACGAAGACAGGAGAGACTTTCACGGATGTGCCGCTGGCCTATGTAGAAGTTATCCAATACTTCCGTGAACACGATAAGGAAGGGAAATAAGACAATCACCTTTGCTCTAACTGACCATAGAATCGACTGAAATATTGAACATCATCTCAGTAGGAATAGTGGTAGCAATACCACTGCTTCTCTTAGTGCATTATGTGAGCCTTATTGACAACAATAACTACTCGCCTGAGGCTTATCCTGTTGGATGGTAGATGAGAGGGTAAAAAATCACTTGTAGTCCTTCAACGCTTCTGGGGCTTTCAACGAGGAGCCGCGGCCATAGATCTCGGTCGTGCTCAGGTCTTGGTGCCGTGCATGGTCGCGCACCACCGACGACGGCACACCACGCGCCAACATATCGGTGATGCCCGAGTTCTTGAAGGAATAGAACACCACGCCACGCTTGCCCAGCTCGGGGTAGATGCCGCCGTCGCACACCACACGGCGCTCCCAGAACCGCCCGAACTGCTTCGAGTTGCCCATCACGGGGCCGCACTTCATGCCCTTGCCAAACAGGTAGTCGTCGCCACGGTGGCGGTGCTGGCACCTTTCATCGAGGAATGGCAGTAGATGATGGTAAAATAACAAGGATTGATTGAAAGATAAAATGAAAGCCGACGGTTTCATATCCGAATGCAAACAATGCTGGAAAACCGACTAAGCAAAAAAGAAAACGCCTCTCCGTCATTGGAGGGGCGTTCTTGATTTTTGTTAATATATCAGATATTAGATAGTTTTATTGAATATTTATAAAAATGTTGAAAATAAAATATCAAATAGAATAATTTTTTTGTTTTTTCTATTTTATTGTAATTCCGTATATTTGCAAAAATATTAAGAAATGGAGATACGGAATAGGGAAGATTTTATAGATGCAATTTTACCGAAGATTCAGGATATACTTATCAAGGTTTTTCCATCTAACCAACAGAAACAAAAGATAAGAATCCATAAAGATAGAATCTCTTTTGCTGCACCATGTTGTGGAGATTCAGCCAAGGATAATTACAAGAAACGCGGAAACATAATACTGGAAGGACGCTTCCGTAACTTGTATAAATGTTTCAATTGCGGTACATGTATGTCTGTCCAACGATTCCTTACTAAGTATGGACAATCAGTTTCCCTTGATATTGCAAACTATCTTTCCAACACAAAACAGGACATTTCTTCTTTTTCCTCATTTTCTAATACAGAAATGTCATCTCTGTTATATGACATTGATACAATAGAATCCTTATCAATAGACAGAGATTCTTTCAGGGCATTGTTATCTCTTACAGAATGTTCTATTCCGTCACAGGGAAAGTCTTACCTCATTAACAGACATCAGTACGGATTCAACAATTTCATGTATTCGATAAAGGCTAATAAGCTTTTCATATTGAACTTGACTCCTTCTGGAAGGATATTCGGTATGCAAGTTCGTTCTTTTGATAAATCTAAAGCGAAATACAAGACATATTCTTTGCAGAAGATCCATCAACTTATATTCAATGACAATATCACAGTTCCAGATGAAATAAACGAGCTTTCCATGCTTTTCAACATACTTACTGTAGATATAACCAAGCCAGTGACAGTGGTTGAAGGCCCTATGGATTCTTTCCTCATAAAGAATTGTGTGGCTTTATGTGGGGCTGGAAAGCACATAGAGTTTCCGTTTGAGGTTAGATACATGTTTGATGATGACAAGGCTGGAAGAGAACATGCAATAGAGAAGATAAAGCAAGGTAACGATGTATTCTTATGGGATAATTTTAAGAAAGATATCGGAATGCAGTCGCACGGTAAGGTGGATTTCAACGATGTTGTCCTATGGTGTGACAAGAACAATGTCAGGATTCCAAGTCTTGATGGATATTATTCGAACGATGAGTTGGATCTTGTTATGATTTGATTTTCTGGTTTATTTGGTTTTCCGTATATTTGCGTTGTAAATTAAGATAACGGTATAATATAATAAATTATGTTTAGAGACTTTGAAGATTTTTGGAAGAATTCTGGTATTTTAGAAACAGATTCATATAAATGTATATCAGAGACATATGAATTTGCGAAAGATAATATACCTCAAGCGTTTGAAAGTTTCGGAAGGAATTGTTTCACTTTTGGTCAATCTGATTCATTTGAACGTGGTAAAAGATATGGACGTTCTGATATGATTAAATCAATGCTTGCGTTTCTTGATGTATTAAAAACAGCTGACGATATCAATGTCGTTAGAAAAATGATTGAAAATATATCGAAAGTGTATACAATAGAAATAAAAGAAGAAACAAATTAAATGTTGATGGATTTTAGAAACGCATATAAGGCGCCATACAGGAATGGAATGAATGTCTATATATTCTGTTCAGACGGAACGATGGCTTTTACTGTTTTAGACCATAAGAGAGAAGATGATTTGAACAGGGTTGTTTCTTTGCTGAATTATGAAGATAAATTTGACCCGTTCAAGTTTGTCGGAATCGATGAAGTAAAAACTTATATAGGGGTCGGTGATGATGAGGAAACAGCAAAGAAACCGTTTCTTATGATGAGAGGATGGGGACATCTTGTTGGTGTTGGTGGTTTGCATCTTTCGACTGATAAAACTAAACAGACGCAAAAAGATTTTTTTGATTTTGTAACCAAGAAACTTAAAGAAGAAAAAATCAGATGAACAATAAAATAAAAGAATTATTCATGAGGATTCCATATGGTGTCAAGGTTATGGCTCATGGCTGGGATGATGACGTTAATGAGGAGATAACTATAATTTCCGAAGTATATGAATTGTGTACTGACGGATATCTTCGCTTAAAAGAAGACGAGACTGGCGATCAATTTTATATCGACGATGTCAAGTTATGTTTGAGACCTCTTAGCGCATTGACGGAGAAAGAGAAGAAAGAACTTCTTAATAGACTATTCACTGATAAAGATATGGATAAATTTACTGTGTTGGACAACGGCGTTGTTCAGGAGATTGAACATGAGTCTAGTACAAAGAATTTTGAAGTTTTATATCCTACGTTCAATCCGAAGCAGTGTTTTATCTATGTGGATTTTCTTTATGATCATCAGATAGACTTCAGTGGATTGATTGAATCTGGTGATGCTGTAGATATTACAAAAATCTAAGAAATATGAAAATAGTCTCATTCAAAACAGCAAAGATAATTACGCAGAAATGTCGTGATGAATATAGTAACTATGAAAACAATTTCTGGTACTATGGTTCTGATGGTATTGCCAAGAAAACGAATGTTTCCGAATTAAATGATAGTCTTGTTAAAGCATATGATCCTGATTTCGTTTGTGACAAATTGAGGGGAAAACATGATTTGCATATAACGACAAAACCTTATATCACAGAAGAAGGGATTTGTTTTCTTTTTGAGATATATGGACTGTATCCAGAAATGTTCAAACTTTTAAAAACAAAGACTGGGTTTGCATCACATTACATGGCGTTAGATGCTGGAATTGCTTATTGCTATGAAAATCTTATAAAATAGTTCTTATGGATATAGAAGAAATCAGAGATGAAGTTATAAAGAGAAGAAATGTTTTGGGAGATCCATCTTATGGGCAGAAGTATTTGGATGCGATCAATCTGCTAAAGTATTTTCCGAAAAACAGGACTATAGTTGATGATTATATAGAACAACTATCTAAGATAAAGAAACATATAGATGATCTGCTTCGCGAAAACAGGGATCTTTATCTTGTTAACATGATTAGTTTCATGCAGAGTTTGCCTTCGACCGCACTTGGGTTTGATGGATTTGGCGGAGATTCGATCACAGATGCGATGACAACAGTTATAATGGTCCAGAACAAAAAAGATGGAATCATATCAGCTGTCGTTTTCTTCGCTGGGAGGTTTGCTTATATGTACCAGACATCTCGAAATCTAAACATTGATATACAACGAAGGGTGATGTGTTCCGTAAAAGAGGCTGAATCTGAATATGGACTTCCTTTTTGATATTAATCGTTTTTTAACTCATTCACAAGGGCATCAGCAACCCTTACAGCCTGTTTTGCCAGAATGTCTGGATCCAGTTCGAGAACCATTCCTAGTTTTCCGCTTTCCATAATACCCTGTATAGCTGATATTGCAGCATTAACTCTAACTTCTTCCCAATTTATCATTGTTCAAACATCCTTTCGGTATTTATGAAATCGATAAATACAGAAAAAATATTTTTTCATAATGTTTAAGAAACTCAACAATTGGCTTTCAGAACATGCGTTTATATGGCCATGGGAAGGAAATGCGGGGGTTGCCCATCTTTGGGCAATGTTTGTGACAATCATACTCACATTCGTGTGGCATTATGCTGGTTTTAATTGGCAGTATCTGTGGCAGGGCCTTGCAGGAATTGTCACATTCGGACTTCCAATTATTGCTGGAATTAAAGCTCTTGTCACGAAAACAAAATGGAACCCGTGGTATTGGATCCCGTGTGCGATCGGTGTTGTGTTCGGTGGATTAATCATGTTTATTGTCGCATTTGTTTTCTGGGGGTATTCACTATGATTAAAAGAATTGAAAGTATATTGTGCAGCATCAGTAACGATAAGGTGCTGCACTTTATTTTAAGCATGGTTGTCTGTCAGATCTCGTTCT